TAAGAATTAGGTAGTTCTTAGTATATTCTAAACGCAGTTTGCCCTAATGTCTCTGGTTTTGCCAAATTAAATTGTTGTAGACAAAGATAACCAAAAGCATCAAAAGCGTGGTCAACCCCTAAATGTTTATTAGGCATCCCTGTATTTGGAGCGTAAGTCAATGTTCTAAGTGCTTTTATCAATTCTTTACATCGAGGATGAATAAATGTTCTTTGGTTTCCATCGGCATCCAGCAATGCAGTATTAACAGCAGTTATCTTATCTCTAATTTTCCAGGGTGATTTAGGACTCATAACAGTAAAACCATTCCTTCTCAAGATCGTATGGTCAGTAACACCAACTCCACTGGTTTTTCTTGCACTACCAGTTGGGTCAGGACAAGCAATTACCCTTCGATCTACTCCATATCGCCTTACAACCTCTTCCGCAAAATCCCAAGTTGTAGCTCCACCCGTCAACATAATCTCATCAAATACATAAAGACAATCGTTATGCTTTACTGCACAAACTCCTGCCATCGGATCTACGTTGAAATCTAACCCAATCAACAAAGGCATCATGTGTAAATCTTGCACTTCCTTGTCAATATTTTCATCACTAAAGCTAACGGCAACTAAACCAGTAAGATTTTCAAAACTAGCTTCAAATTCCTGTCTAAATGTCCTCGCATCTAATTGACCCCTAGCTGCTTCAACTTCTTCTTCTTTTACATTACCCCCTTCAATCGTAGTAAAACTCCATCTTTGCCAATCATCTCGCTCGGTTTCTCCGCAATAACACCACATATCATAAAACCAACTGGCAGTTCCATCAGGTGTACTAATAAATAACGCCCATCCCTGCTTATCTGCCAAAGCTGGTCTTATAACTTCTGACCACACCCCCTGATCCATAAATGCTGCTTCATCTAATACCACCCCCGAAAGACTTCTTCCCCTTAATGCCATTGCATTTTCTGTTCCTTTTAACTCGATTGTCGATCCATTAATTAATTCAATCCTTAAATCTGTTTCATTTTTGCTTTTTATCCATAATCGAGGAACTAATCTCTTTAATTCTTTCCATGCAATATCTTTTGCCATCCGATATGTCGGTGCACAGTAAAAATATGTCTCCCCTGGTCGATTTATCGCTCCACGAAGTAGTTCGATGCAGGATAAATACGATTTTCCGAATCTTCTGCCAGCTACGAGGACACGAAATCGTTTTTCACAGTTAAAAACCTGTCCCTGGGCATATCTTAAACTTATTTCTGGACTTCTAGGCATATGAGAATAACGAGATTGCTCTAAAAACGTGTGTTGTTCTAGCTGCATACACAAAAAATAACAAAAAAATCAACTAATATCCCCTAGTTATAGCCTAAATTACAATTTCTAGGTTATCATTCAATTAATACCTTATTTGATTGAGTCCGTGGCTGAATCTTTTATGTCTGGTTTCATTCCAGCAGACCATAAAGAACAACAAGTAAAAAGAAAAAGAAGAGCTAAGTTTGCTCCTAATACTCAAGAGCATATTCAAGCTAGAAGTCAAAGATTGTATTCTCGTCAACTAGAAGGGAAGACAACAAGGCAGTTAGTTTTAGAACACGCAAAGATTGAAGGCATTGCAGAAACTTCAGCCTGGAACGATTGGAACAGAGTAAAGCAATGGAATAATGAAGATTGGGAGAAAGATAGAGAAAATATGCTTCCAAGACTTCAAGCGATGAGAGTGAGATTATTTAATAAAGCAGTTTCAAAAGGTCAATTACAAACAGCAGCACAAATCCTGGATTCATTAGGCAAGGTTATCGGAGAGTCAGTAGAGACAGTCAATATTCAAGCACCTGAACTATCTATAAAAGTAGAAACAAAGTAGTACATACTTATCAGTAACGAAGATTAGCAATATATATTTAAGGTAGGGGGACTCAGTATATAACATAATTTTTTTTAATACTACACCCCCCATTGATAAGAAATAGTAATCATAATAATATCACTTTTGATGTTGCTTTTGCTATCAGTATGCTATAATTAATTTATAGATTCAATCGAATCCATTCGTCAGCTTCTCGATCAGAAGAACAAACACCTAGCAGCCCGTTACGTGGAAGGTCATAGGCGAAAGTCAGAAGCGGCCAACAATCAGCTTCAACCACATTCCCGAAATCGAAGACTGTGGAGATACGTCAACCAGAGGACGGAGAAGAAAAAGGGTCTGGGTCTAGCAGCTGGGACGCAGCTGCACCAGAGATAATTTCTTTTATCTCTTCAGCTGGTGTACTCAGAGACAAAAAGGGAATCGAGCAGGGCTTAACTTCGGTAGCTCTTCTTCACTCCTTCCAAACTTTACTTCAAGGCACTGCACCAGCTGAACAGATAAAAGGTATCTCAAACCTCTTATCTATTTTTCACTTTATTCTAAGGATTTTTTATTATGGCTTACGCCTATGCAATAACCCAATATAACGGGTTAGATTATCAAAATGGTTTTCAACCAAAGTGGAATTTGGTAAGCGAACGAAACGATCAGAAGCAAGCTCTTAAGGTTTGTGAAGTTCTAAACAATCGCACCAAATACACACATAGGGTTGAGGTTATGAAGTCTGTTGAACTTCCAAGATTTACAGTTTTAAAACCTGCTAAATCTGAAAGTCAACAACTTGTTATTCCTGCAAGTTTCAAAGTAATAAAAAAGAGATCATTTTTGCGTAAATTATTAGGAGCTTTTTTCTAATGAACGAAAACGAATTTGATTATTATTTCGCTGGTATTTCATGGGGAGAATGTTTCGACATTCTCTCTCCATACCAAAAAAGAATTGATTACGATTTTGAAACTATGGAGATTAACAAAAATGAACACAATTAAATTTTTAGTTGTTTTCTTTTCTTTGGGTTATTCGATTTATTTTGGGAGCATCTTATTTGATGCTCTTTATCAAATCCAAAACAACAGACTTCAAACTTATTCCGAAATTTTAGACCAATGAGAAAAATTGAAAAAAAGATCAATGAAGCGATCGAAAACAAAAAATGTTTCACTTCTTCAAATAGTAAAGTAATTTACTATTTACCCGAAGATATAAGCGACATTTATTTACACGATAACTTAATTGGTCGATACAATCACTTAACAAAGAGCATCTGGATCAATTCGTGCGGCTGGCAAACCAACACCACAAAATCCCGAATAAATGCTCTTTTAGATTTATTACCAAATAAAAAATTTGGAATTTTTCAAAAAAATTTCGATTGGTTTATTTGGGATCGAATCGAGGATAAAACTTATCCTTTTTTCGATTGTTTAATTTTTTCAATTCACTGCTTCACCAATGGAGCAGTAAATCTTAAGGCACTGTAAAAAGTGCCTTTTTTTTTCTAAAAAATTTCATTTATCCTGTAAAAATTATGACTGTTATGAATGGCCGAATAAATGCCAAAAAAGATTATGTAAAACCTGAAGAGCTAATAGTGAATGAATTAATTCAGGCTCTTGAATCAGGCAATACAAAATTATGGCGAAAAGAATGGACTGTTAAAGGCGGCTTCAGGAATGTCTTATCAGGGCATGAGTATAAAGGCTCTAACCCTGCTCTTCTTTGTTTACAAAGTTCTATTAGGGGCTGGCATTTACCACTCTTTATAGGAGCAGGGCAAGCCAAGTCTATTAACTGCCTACCAAAAAAAGGTTCAAAGTCTGCTCGGATTTTACAACCACTTTTAAGAGAATATGAAACGAAAGAACTTGATGTAAATGGAGAAGTAAAAAAAGCTCAATACATGAGCTATAAATGCGTTCCAGTATTCAATGTTCAGGATATTCGTGGATTAGATGATGAAGCATCAAAAAAATTAGAAAAGCTAATTGATGATGCAGTTTTAACCAGCAAGCCCAGAGAATTAGATGTCAGGGTTAAAGAAGCCCATGACAGATTATTCCAATGGGAAAAGCAGATCAACACTCTTGTAAAAGGTGGAGATAGAGCTTATTACAGAGAGTCAAGTGATGAAATAGTCATTCCAAAAAGATATAACTTTAAGAATGATGAGTCTTATCTTGCGACTTTCGCTCATGAAGCAGTTCATTCAACAAAGCATAAATCAAGACTTAATCGAAAAGACTTGACTTATGCGAATGAGGAATTAGTTGCTGAATTAGGAGCTTATCTAATTTGTAATAGATTACAGATTTCTAATTTAGATACTATGAACCACGCAGCTTATTTAGAAAGCTGGTGTCCAATGCTGAAAAGCGACCCAAAAATCCTTTTCAAATCACTAGCTAATGCTAGTAAAGCTGCGGATATGGTAATCGGGGAGCAATAGCTCCTCTTTTTTTTTTATTTATTATGACTCTTTATTTTCTCAACAGAGTAAAATTCAAAAACTCTGAATTAGATATATATGATACTGGCCGTGCATGGCACGCTAAAAATCATAAGCATTTAATTCAAAAACTTGAATCTTTTACAAAAAAATCTTTATGCTTTATTGAATATCAAGTAAGCATAAAAAATCCTATATCTTGCATTGATACATTATGAAAGAATACAAAGCAACCGACCCTGAAATGATTCAGGCTCAAAAAGACTTGGCTGAAATGTCAAATTTATCTGATCGTGTAATTTCTAACGATAAAGATTTATTTGAAGAACTAAGTACGATCCAAAGGAAATTATGCCAAATCTCTGAATTAAAATCTCATTTTCTTCAGAGATATGAGGATATATTGGACGAGCAACATAGACTAGAAACTCAGTTATGCGTCTTTCAACATGAAATGCTCCATAGCTTCGAGCTAGTCTTCAGGTATTACAAAACTAAGAAAAAAGGATTTAAGTAAATGACTGAACATCACAACTACATTGACTTTGAATTTGCTAAGAATGTAAAACTTGGCAAAGGTAGATTTATCAGTAAAGTCAAAAAAAACCGACCCAAGAAAAAAACTGTTAATTGGGTCGCTAAAAATAAACCAGAGGGATTTTAATTAATCCCTTTTTTTTTGTTTTGAGATTCAAAATATTTTTCTCCTTTCAATTTACACCTAGTCCAAATTAATGTTCCATAAAGTTTAGAATCTTGTTTCATGGCTTTAGTTAAAAGGTTATCCCACTCTTCAGGGGATAATTCATTCAACTTGTAAGGGTTATAACCCATTTCTTCGATTGAAAGTATGTAAGACTTAATTAGACTCATAATGATACTGTTACTACATCATTAAATATAGCATAATAATGTTGACGATTACATAATTATGATGTTATTGTTAGAAAGCGTTCACTTATCCTAAATTTATGAAACGTATTTATCCTGACGATATGCAACTAGATCAATTTCTAGTTCTAAATGGAACAGATTACAAGGTTTTAGCCTACTGTTTAGAAGAAATGTCAATTCACGTTCCAGTGGATCAAGACTATAACAAAGTGCATATATCTCAAGAAGAGTTTGATCTTTGTAAAGCAAAAATTCTTACAAGAAAAAATTTACAAGGAGATATTAACTAATGGATAGAGATTTTCAAAAAGTTTTACAAGCTCTAACTGTCTTTGATAAAAAATTAACAACTTTAGAAGATGTTGTTAGACAATTAGCAGAAGCTAATGTTAACTACGCAACGAGCCAACAAGAGCTTAACAAAGAACAATCTGAATTAAATAAAGACTTGGGTGAAGGTATCAAAATGCTTGGAGATAACCTTGCTGAAGTTATTCAATTTTTACAAAAAATAGGAGGTAACAACTAATGGGTTTAGATATGTACTTGGAAGGCTCTTTTTCTACAAGAGCATATATACGACCTACCGAACAGCAATATGCTGATATGCGAGAAGGTAAGGAGGTAAAGATTGAACAATCTCCTGAACTAAAAGATGCTATTGCTGCTATTGGTTTTGAAGACGCTCCAATAGCTCATCAATATAATCATTTCCAGTATGTTTTTCCTATCATAACTTGGAGAAAAGCTAATGCGATACATAAGTTTTTTGTTGATGAAGTTCAAGATGGGAATGATAACTGCGAACGTCATTATGTATCAAGAGAAACGCTCCAAGAGTTGTTAGATCGTATTACTACGATTCTTGATATAAAGACACCAGTTGCCAGAGAAATGAAGGCAGAAGAGCTTTTACCAACTGATATTGAAGGTTGTTTCTTTGGAACTGATGAATATGACGATTGGTATTACCAAGATTTAGAAGATACTAAAAAGACTCTTGAAAAAGTTTTTGAATACGAAAAAAACGCAGAAGCAGGAAAATGCTTTGATAGCTTCTATTATCAATCATCTTGGTAGGAGGTATATATATGTCACACCCAGTAAATGATGAAATTCTTGAAAATCTTTACGAAGAAGTTAAAGAAGAATTTCCTAATGCGTTAGAACCCTTTGTTCTAGCAGAAGTACAAAAACGTTTCGAGGAGATGAGTACATGAACAATTCAAAATTAACTGAGTGGTTACTTGATAACGACTGTCCCTTTGAATTTGATGTTGTAGGGAACTACTGTAATGCAGTAGTTCTTATCTTCACTGAAAAGGAGGAAGAATGAATATAACAGAGTCCAGAGATGAAGCCTTTGAAGCAATAGCAGAGATGCTACGCTCCAATGTAAAGAAAACGAAGATAGCTTCACAACTTGCTGCTGATTATTGCGTGAGCGATAAGACAGTTTACAAGTGGATTACCAGAGTTGAAGAAATGTACGATATAGAACCTATAGAGTCTATTCTTCAACAACAAAAATCTGAATTAAAATCTGAAATTTATCAGGATTTAATTCGTGATTATCATAAAGCTAAAACAGATAAAGATGATGAGTTACGAAGAAAAATCGGAGCTATATTAAATAACACTTATCTTAAAAAAATTACTTTCAACTGAGAATTTCGCTAGCGAATTATGATTGACAACCCACTACCAGATCAAGTTATGGAGGAACTAGACATGATTTCAAAAGCTGCTCATTTCGAGGACTGTTGTAAAACTCATGCAAAAGAAATCGCTGAACACTACAAAGTACATGAATATTTACATGATGACTTTGCAGAGTGGTATCACGATTATATGGAACAAAATTCTGATCTGTTTGATCCTTGTTTCATTATTTTAGATTCTGATTACATAGTCGATTGGTGGAAGGATAATTCCTACCTTTATGACGATTTCGATTCACCTTATATGGAGATTACAAAATGATTAAAATTACTGATCTTAACGGAAAAGTACGTTACCTTACTTCACAACAATTTAGTGAATACAAAAAAATCTTTAGAGAATATAATCCTGTTACAGGTTATACACCAGACAAGGAGACTACAAAATGAGACTTGATTCTATACACATTATTCTTAAAGAATATATTGCTGAACAAGAAAAACTACAATGTCGCTGGCCTTGTGATGCTGAATATAACGTTCCAACTTGGGATAATATATATGACGCTGTAGAAGCTATCGAATCTATTATTGATTACGAACCTAGCGATGCTGAACTGGAAGCATACAATGATTCTTACTCTGAACCACTTCATGTAAAAAGTCAAAGAATGTTAGAAATGAAAAGTGAGTCTCATGGAAGGAGGTTTGTATGACTATGGAATGTAAACCAGTTGATCTTTTTGATAAACAAATCTGTGTAGATTGCAACTTACCCTGCCATTTTGGTTCGGGTAGATTTGTTAACAGATATTCAGTTTACAATGATGATGTAGAAGGTTGGAGGTGCGGAGACTGTGCAGCAGAAGTTGATGCACTATTTGAGGAGATGAATAATGACTAATTTCGTTCCAATAACACGTTACTCTAGGTGTAAAAGATACTCAGGTGCATTAATAAAATGCCCTGAGTGTAGTTCAATCAAAACTATCTATCATCTTTCTTGGTCAGCAATATTTTGTCCAGACTGTGAACAGTATATAGATAAATACGATTGGTTCATAGAAAAAGGTAAACATTCAAAACTATAGGAGCTAAACAATGACTAACGACCCAAACTGGACTAAAACTGCTATTTATTATTTAGTTATTGGCCATGCCTGTGACGAAGAATCTGCATGGTTGTATCTTGATTTTGAAAAAGAAAAAACTAATGACTTTTTAGAAAAAAAGTTTACTGAGTTTGTTTTGGAAGAATTAGGTTATGACCCAGATAGTAATAAAGAAGTTTATATAGATTTTATTCTTAAATCTAATAGTCCTATACAAATCCAATAATGCCTAAAGGTAAATACTACGAATATCAAATCAAACGTTCCGCACTAGATCAGGACTATCTTTCTGGTAATATTGATGACTTTCAATATGCCAGAGAGTCTCTTGACCTAGACTTGGAATACGAACCATATATCCTAGCTCAAACTATCAATAGCGAAGTCGCTAAAAAACAACATGAAAAAGACTAACAACTGGGGAATAAATTTTCCTGATAATCCTTACGAAGGTCAGATTTTCTATTACCCTCATACTCAAGACACATTTACTTATGTCATTCCTAAGAACCAATCAGGTTCAGGAGAGTGGGTTATGGTTACTTATCAGGACTTTACTTCAAACCGCAACTAACTCATCTCTTTTTACCATATCTTGAAACTCTGCAACCTTTTCTTTAAATAACGCACCACAACCTATCAACTCCATAGCTGTTACCCAACGAAGCTGTAATCCGTTCTTTCTTATTATACATATTAATCCTCTTTTCGCTCGCACTCCAGTTTTTTCATACAATCCCTCGTTATACGCTCCTATCTGTAATAAATGATCCTGTAAATATTTTTCTGGTTTATCCGTATCTTTCCCGTAAGTTTTGAAATCTACTATTGTTAATTCTGAATGGCCGTCAGGATTTTCTGTATCTATTAAAGCGTCACATTGACCAGCATAACCTGATGAATGATTTACATTAAATTCACTAAGATGAATGGCTTTTATATCTTCCAAAAAGGGTTGTATATTTCGGGTGTACTCACTACACGCCCATTGTTCCTCGACTTTATTTTTACCATGAATGGCGTTTTGTAATGCCCAAGTTGTGATTGCTTGACTAGGTCGTGCCAAACCATCTTCATAAGTTTTCCAACCATTACGTTTGTTAGCTGAATTTATTGCCAGTATAGACGCTCTTTTTAATATTTTCTCGCAATATGAATGGACTGCTGTACCAATACTACAGGCCATATCTCTTTGTTCTAAATTACCTGGGCGTTTAGCCCATTTCATTAATGCTGCTTTTTGTTCCGCAGGAGCAGTATGTTTAAGTATTGAAGTTACTGAATGATATTCTCTTTCTTCTTCATCTCTATAAACTCGATGCTTTCCTGAGTCATCACGCACCAAAGATGAATGACGTAATCCAGCTAATAAGTTTTGCCTATCCGTATCTTGAGGTAAGGCAAGAGTCATTTGTTTGTAAGGATTTTTCCTAACTTTATCCGCTTTTCTTCTGAATTGCAAGATTGTCATTATTCATCATAAAAATAATAGGGTCTGAATCTAATTGCAAGTATTACTAAAGCATCTATCCATAATCTTCCATATTTAAAACTATGTTCTTCTGCAATTTCTCCAGTTACAAATTCCCAAAAAATTGCAGCTAAACTATCAAACGCTTTTAATTTGTTTACTGGTAAATATGTTTCTACTCTTTTAAGTGCTTCTTGAGTAGTAGATCGAGGCAATATACTTTCTACATTTGGATAGAATAATATATGCTTCATTAAATTAATCATAAATGAATGGCAAGTAAATAAAATATAGCAATCGAATTTATTAGATTTTTTACTGTTTATCAGTACAAACTTTCTAAAATTATTTTTTTATAAAAATGGTTCTAACTTTTCGTAAATATTCAAAAAGTTAAGGACAAAAATGCTTAGTTTTTAATAAAACAAAATATTACATTTTATTAAATGGCTCATTTTTAAGCCAATATTTTACAAAATTCCAATAAAAATTCCTCTTACCAATTCCTTTTCTTTTGTAATGAACACCCTCAACTATTAATATTTTTTCTTTACCAACAGACCTGTATCCTTGAAGAATCCATTTTCTAAGTGTTTTAGGTTCTTTTCCTAAAAGTTCTGCCATATCTTTATTAGAAATCCAGGGATCTAAAAAGATTTCTTTATACATATCGGCTTGTATAGTAGTTAACCTATAAACTTCATTAATATCATCAAACGATATATCATCTCTGTTTATTTTTATAGTTCCATTCTCTATAGCCGATAAAATACGACCCAAAGAATATACAATAACCTCTAAATCTAAATAAGAACTGTATCTAAGTTTTAAAAGATTAGGGTATTTTTTTCTTACTTGTTTGTTTATAAATCGAGTTACTGCATTTGCAGACCTTATTTTATCAAGAGTAAGTTTTGAGGGAACTTTATCAGGTATTTTCATATCTATAAATCTTTTTCAGTTATGTCGACCCAATGAAACCAATCTATTGTTGATTTTAAAATGCAATCTCCAAAGTCTTTCTCTTCATATCTGAAAGTTCTCTTTAGGTCAAAGTCGTAATAAACCTGACCTAAATATGGAGCTTTGGGAAAATCTATTCCCATTGATGATCTGAAATATATGCTCATAATCTTTGCCAACCTTTTTTGTTTCTATATGAATGGCTTTTTCTTCTGAACTTAAGTACATTATGACTTTTAGGTTTCATTGAAGTTAAGTGCCAACCATTGCCTTTAGGACACTCATAAGCATATGAATGGCCTTTTCCTTTCTTGCACATTTCTGCTGCAATGATTTTTGCTTCTTCTTCTGATCTATAGCTGACTTTATCGCATTTATAACAATGGCCTAAAACTATAAATCCTTTTTCGTGAATGTAACTTTGAAGGTTTAAAAAACTAAGACGCTGCAT